ACGATTGAGGACAAGGAGAGCTTTGCCGCCGTTCGTATCAATCGTGCCAAGCGTGAGGCTGAAGAGGCGCAGAAGCGCCGTGACGCTGAGGCGCATGAGCGCGAGTTTATCAAGGCTAACCAGCATACCGTGGATGCCCCGCTTGATTTTACTGAGCCGTCCGTGGTGGTCAGCAAGGATTGCAACCGTGTCGTGGTCAGCAGTGTCGCCGCCTTTACCAAGTTCAGTGGGCATGGCTTTGACATCGGCATGAAGGACGATTCGGTGCGTGTGTCGGCGTGGTTCCAGCGCGAAGAGATTTGGAACAGCGAGACTTGCTCGTATCAGAACACTGGCAAGTTCGTGCTTCACTTCAACGGCGCGAATGAGATGGACCTGAACACGGCGTTCGCCTTCAGCAAGGTGCTGAACATTGCGGTGCGCGGCATGGAGTCGCTGAACGTGATGATTGACGAAGGCATTGAGTTGCATCAGGAGATGGTTGAGTCGCTGTTTGCCCACGCGATGGCTTGATTCTCTTACCCCGACAGGAGATACGACAATGGACAGGACGAAGCTCGACGCCGCAAGCGTCAACCTTGCTGATGCGCTCCATGATTTCATGGCGGCAACGCTCGCTGATTCCACCACGCTCAGCGGTGACAAGCAACGCTCACGTGCCAATGACGAATTGGTTATGGCGGTGCGGCGTATGATTCGCGCAGAAGTTCGCGCCATGCTCGCGGAAGTCTGAACATGACAGCCGCTCACATTGCTCGTGCGATGCTTCGCAAGCACGGATTGCGATTGGCTCGCGTCAAGATTGGGGCTCGTGCGTTCCGCTACGAGTACGTCTTGCCAGCGATTCGCGGAACCTACACGGCACACGACATTGCTCGCGCCACGCTGTGGCACACAGTCAACCGCGCACTGGATAGGGTACCTGAGTGAAGTGGCATCTGATTGACAAGTTCAGCGGCAAGATTCTACGGACGGTAGATGTAGTCAGTCGCAAAGAAGCTGAAGCAATTCTTGACAATGGCATGGTTGTCTCTGCCGCTTCGTGGCGTCTTGACGTTCACAAGTTTAAGCCTGTCGAAACGGTGGTGACTGAGCTTGTGCAAGACCAAAAGCAACGCGAGCCGTTGTACAGGCACGAGAAGGGATACAAGACGGTGCGTGAATTGGCACGTGAGTTTGGCGTGGGAGAAAACAAGATTCGCCATCTCGCTGACAACAACCGCATCACGTACGAAATCCAGAAGTTCGGCTCGCGCCGTATCAAGTTCTTCCCGCCGTATGCTTGCAAGCAAATCAAAAGACTGCTAAATAAGAACAGCCCCGCTCGATTGATGCGTGAATCTGTTGTCAAGAGCTTCAAGAATGCAGGACTCACCCCACCACCCTTTAAGGGAGCGATAGAGATATGATGACCACGATTGCTGTTGCCGCGCTTGTCTCGTTCATTGTTTCGTTTGCGTACGGTGAAATCGTTGTGAAGAAGGCTGTTGAGGAATTGTACATGGCGGCTGAGGAAACGTCTGACGAACGCTATGAGAACGGATGGACTGATGGCTATGACGTTGGCATGAAGAGCGCACCGCACGTTAGCGAGATTGTCAAGCCGAAGGCGAAGAAGTCTGCCAAGAAGATTTCTGCGAGTGGCGTATGATTGTCCGTTGTCCTGTGTGCCACGATGGGCGCACGGACGCCGCCGCAATCAAGACGCACAACATCCTGTGTGCTGAGTTCGGTGAACGCTCATACCCAGCCCCATCCTATGCGTAAGATTGCCGCCATCCTCGACATCGTAGCTACGATTGCCTTGCTTGCTCTCACGATTCCATTGCTGATTCTCTTGGTGATTGGGATGGTGCCAGCCAACTTCTTGAAACGGAGAAATTATGGCAGGTGATTTTGATATTGGACCCGCAGACTACGAGGAAGACATGAGTGACAATGGCAAGGGCGATACACCGCGCCCGATTGTTGTTGACAAGGAAACGTACGAGAAGAACTGGAAGCAGACGTTCAAGGACAAGCCGCAAGAAACTCTTGGCAATCCTGAGGAATGATGCTGACTACCAATGCGCAGTGGGTTGCGGCTCAGTTTGATGAGCGGCGATTCCACGTTGACGAAGTGCCAGCGTGGGGCATTCACGGATTGGTGGAAGTGCGGCGGCATCAAGAGGCAGTGATGCGAGCGTGGTATGCGGCACTGCTTGACATCCCGCTGACCCGCACGATGACGGTGACGGACTACGGCTGTGGCCCACAATCGCTTCTGCTTGACAGGGAAGGCGATGCTGAGTGCTACGCTGTGGACCCGCTCAGATTCACCGATGAAGACGAAGCCATCTACGCCAACGCTGGAATCAAGAGAGCCTACGTTCCCGCCGAGAAGTACGTTGGCCCTGTGACAGAAGAAGGTTGGATGTACAACTGCCTTCAGCACACGTACGATTGGAAGGCGTCACTCATCAACGCCTGTCAACACACGGCACGGACCTTCAGGCTCTTCGAGTGGGTAGACGTACCGACCGACACACTGCACTTGCACACGCTCAGGACGGATGAGCTATGCGCGGTTCTGTCAGAGCAAGGCTTCAAGTCTGTCAATCAACTGGCAGGAACGTTTGCAAAGCGCGGTGCGTGGTTCAGCAATTTCCTAGCTGGCGTATGGGACAGGGCATAGTATTGCTTCGCTTGCACAAGTCTTGATGCTGTATTAGCGTAGTATTGCGTATGCCATTCAAGCCCGGAACACCAAAGCCACCGAACAGCGGTCGCAAGAAAGGAGTCCCGAACTCTTTCACTACGTCGATGAAAGAGGCATTCCGCATTGCGTTCGATGAGATGGGTGGAGCGCAAGCACTTGCGGAATGGGGCAGACTCAATCCCGACCGCTTCTACCCACTCGCATCTAAGCTCATCCCGATTGATGTGACATCGGGTGACAAGCCCATTGCGCCGTCTACGATTCGCGTGGAGCTTATCGCCGCGACTGATAGTGAGAGCGAGTGAGCGCACTAAGCGTCAAGACGCCAAAAGCATTCAGCTTTCTCTTCACTCCGTCACTAGGCGGGGTGCGGTATCGTGTTGCGTATGGCGGTCGCGGCTCTGCTAAGTCATGGCAGTTCGCACGTGCGCTCTTGGTGCATGGCCTGTCGCAACCACTCCGCATCCTCTGTGCGCGTGAGTATCAAGCAAGCATCCGTGATTCCGTTCACCGTGTATTGGCAGACCAAATCGATAGGCTAGACCTTGGTGGATTCTACACGGTGCAAGAGTCAGCCATCCTTGGCGCGAACGGTACCGAGTTTCTGTTCAAGGGATTGCGGCGGGACATTGCTCAAATCAAGTCAACCGAAGGCATTGACATCTGTTGGGTTGAGGAAGCTGAGGCGGTCAGCGATACGTCATGGCGCACGTTGGTGCCGACGATACGCAAGGACAACTCAGAGATATGGGTGACGTTCAATCCCGCAATGGAATCCGACAGCACGTATCAACGCTTCATCGTCAAGACACCTGAGCGTTCGGTGGTGCGCAAGGTGTCGTGGAAAGACAACCCTTGGTTCCCTGACGTACTGAAGCAAGAGGCCAACGCTCTGCTACGTGCCGACCCTGAAGCGTACGAACACGTGTGGGGTGGTAAGCCGTGGGCAAGGTCTGATGCTCAGGTGCTTGCTGGCAAGTGGCGCGTGATGGACTTCAAGCCTGAGGACAAGTGGCAAGGTCCGTACTTCGGAGCGGATTGGGGCTTCGCGCATGACCCCACCACATTGATAAAGTGCTGGACGTTTGACAATCGCCTGTACATTGAGCAAGAGGCTGGCGGCGTTCAGCTTGATACCGATGCAACGGTGCGAGCCTTTGACACGGTGACGGACAGTAGAGCATATGTCATACGTGCTGACTCTGCGCGACCTGAGACAATCGCTGAGATGAAGAAGCGTGGATTCAGGATTGAGGCGGCACCGAAATGGTCAGGCTCAGTGCAAGATGGCATCCAACATCTGCGCTCGTATACTGACATCATCATATCCCCTAGGTGCAAAAGAGCCATCGAAGAGGCACGTATGTGGCGCTACAAGACGGACTCGCGCACGGAAGAAGTCTTGCCACATCTTGTCTCTGGCAATGACCACTCATGGGATGCCGTGCGCTACGCATTGGCACCGCTTATCAAGAAGGGTCCAAGCGTCTTTGTTGTGTAGCTCTTGCGCTTTTGCTTGCTTTCTCGTTAGCATACTAGCGCGGTGGACTCTTTAGCGGGGCATATCATTTGTCAGACACCAAGCGCAAACCGTTGCTATTGCGCGTGAGCGATGCGCTCCGTGCGTTGTCATCAAGCGGTGAGTCTACCCGCACGATTGTGCCGACCACGTTTCCGAACTTCCCTGCTGGCATTCAGCAGATGCAACTCGTTCGTACGGCTGACCCTACGGAGTATCGCCGTGACGGTCGCACGGTGCGTACGCAAGGCTTCAATGCGCACCCTGTGGTTCATGCGTGTATTCGAGTGGTGGCAGACATTATGGCGTCTGTGCCACTCGTTGTGTTAAAGGAGAAGGGCGATTATGAATCGCGTGTTGGCGCTGAGCATCCGTTGCAGAAGCTTCTTGACTATCCCGGCCCACGCTTCACCGCTCGCCAATTCCGCTCGCGCTTCGCTGTGGACTTCCTTGGCTACGGCAATTCGTTCTTCGTGATGGAGCGTCCCGGCGAGAGCCGACCGCCTGTGAGTCTTCGCGCCGTCAATCCTGAATCGGTTCAGCAAGTCTGGATTGATACTGAGGGCGACCCACGCCGCTATGACTACGCAAATTGGGCTGGCATCATCGTCAATGTGCCGACCGAAGATATGCTTCACTTCCGCGACTTGGAAATGGGCAGACCGTTTGAGGCTGACGTATTTGGCTATCCACGTGGTGCCACTGCCATTGGCTCTTTGCTTGCTGACAACGAAGCTACGCAGTATGTCCGTCAGGTAGTGACCAACGATGGCACTCCTACGTTCGCTGTCTTGATGGCTGACGAAGTGCAGACTGAAGACGCGATTGCGATGCAAGACCGCTACTCTGCGCGTGTGGTTGACCGTGGCAAGCGCGGCACCCCAGCGTTCTTCGGTGGCGTCAAGGACATCAAGCCGCTTGGATTCACGCTCTCTGACCTAGAGTTCCCTGACCTACGGCGCGTGTCGCGTGAGGACATCTGCGCGGCGTTCGGCGTTGACCCGCGCATGATTGGCATTGCGTCTGCGTCGAGCGATGCGGGGCTGTCTGGGATTCAGTATGCGGAGGCTCGCGCACGGCTCGTGCAACACACCATCGAGCCGATGTTTTCTGCGTTTGAGGATGAGCTAAACCATTGGCTCGCGCCTGAGTTTGGTGATGTGTGGGTGACGTATGACCACGACATCTTGCGCGACCTTGTAGAGAACGACACAGAGACTTCGACGCGCATCCGCGCTGAGTACAATGACGGACTGCGCACGTGGGAAGAGAGCCGCCGTGCCATCAAGCTGTCGCCGCTCCCTGAGCCGACCGACACATTGCTGAAGACGATGGGACGCGACATGGTGCCAGCCGCCGTTGCCATCATTGACCCACGCGATGTGGTGACGGAAGCGCCAGCGACCGACAACGAGCAAGTGCCTGTGCCGACCGATAGCACTGCACTGCCGACCACTGGCACTGAGGACATCCAAGCCACGGCGCTCAACGGCGCTCAGGTTACTTCGCTTGTCGAGATGCTGACGATGCTGGTGAACAACCAGCTTCCCGCGCAGACCGTACAGGCGCTTATCAAGGCGGCGTTCCCGCTCGTGCCTGATT